CCAAAACTAACGCAACAGCATCAACAGCTTTTGTAGACTTTGATGATTTATCATTTACAAGTGCAACAATCTCAGCTCAAGCAGCTTTGATTTACAACACTTCATCAGCGAATACAAATGCTTCAATTGCAGTATTAGACTTTGGCGGTGTGAAGACATCTACAAACGGAACTTTTACAATTCAGTTCCCAGCTAACGACGCTACAAACGCAATTCTAAGAATTAGCTAAGGCATTTCGTTTACAATCAAGCTTGTTGCTTGTAGTATAAGTTATGTCTTACGCTAGTTCACCTATTGCATCTTCTGCTTTTGCGGAAGAGGATATCCAAAATTCTCAGGTTTTACTGACAGGGATAGGTGTAACTTTTTCATCTGGTAATGAATCAGTTACAGGAGATGCAATATTTCTTACAACTGGTGTTGAGTCTTCAACCGATTTAGGAACCGCTACTGGCGAACCAGAAAGTATTTATCCTGTAACAGGAGAAGAAATTACATCCACTATAGGAACGTCAATTGCTCAAGCAGGAGCCACGGGCGATCCTTCAGGAATAGAAATAACTTCAAGCACTGGATCTTTAGATCACACAGGTTCTGCTATTGTTGAACCAACAGGTATTATTATTCAATTTACGGAAGGACAAGTTGATAGAACAGTCGAACAATCTTTCCAACCAGGCAATACTTTTGCAGGTGCCCCTTTTGCTTCAGACGAAATTATTAGTTCCGAGGCTTTAGTTACAGGACTCGATGCTTCTACCACAACAGGAAGCATTGCGACTCAAACTGACAATATTATTTCGATTACAGGTTTTGAAATTCAATCAAATTTAGGAATTGCTGAGGGAGAAGGTCTTGCTGTAGTTGATCCAATAGGGCAACAAATTGATTCTCAGACAGGTGTTATAGCCACTGTCACTGATAACATCATACCAATTACAGGATTTCAATTAAATACAGATTTAAACAGTGTTGGTATTGCAGCGGGAGGTAATACTACAGTTATTGCACCTGCTGATCAAATTGAAGCAGAAATAGGTGCCCCTTCCATCATAGGAAGTGCTTTAGTTGAACTAACAGGAGTTTCTGCACAAACAAATACAGGCACAGCAAATGCCCCTGCTGCCGTAATTTTAACAGGTTTAGGAATGCAATTTGCAGATGGTACAGCGACTCCAACTGCAGGTGCATTAGCACAACCTACAGGGCTATCGATCACATCAGCTACAGGAACCGCAAGTGCTCCAGCAGCTGTGATATTAACAGGTGTTTCTATGCAATTTGCAGAAGGAACCGAAACAATAATTGGTAACGCCAACGTAAGTGTTACAGGACAGGGCTTGACAATTGCTTTAGGAAAAGAAACAATAACCGGAGCTTGGGAACCAGTTAACCCTGACGTAACAAATTCGTGGACAGAAGTTGCCGCATGAGGTATAAAAAAGCATGGCATTCGCAGTAGCAGATAGAGTCAAAGAGACTTCAACAACAACAGGTACAGGCACGCTTAATTTAGGTGGAGCTGAACCAGGATATCAAACATTTGTAGCAGGCGTAGGTACTGGCAACACTACTTATTATGCGATTGTCAATCGTGCTACTTCAGAATTTGAAGTAGGCATAGGTACTGTTACTGACGCAGCTCCAGACACTCTTTCTCGTGATACTATTATTTCTTCATCTAATGGTGGTTCAGCAGTCAATTTCTCTGCTGGCACAAAAGATGTTATTTGTACACTGCCTTCTGAAAAATCTTATGTTTTAGATAATGCAGGCGACACAACAATTTCAGCAGACTTATCTGTCACTTCTATTAGTGGTTCAGGTGCAGGTCTGACAACTTTAAATGCATCAAATGTTTCCTCAGGAACTTTATCAAACGATAGATTAGATACCGTACCTACAACTAAAGGTGGTACTGGGCTGACTACAATTGGATCTGCAAATCAAGTTCTTGCAGTAAACGGAGGTGGAACCGCATTAGAATATCAAACTATTTCTGCTGACATTACAGGTGTGACTGCGGGTAATGGTTTAACAGGTGGTGGAACTACAGGTGATGTCACTTTAAATGTTGGTGCAGGGACAGGTATTGACGTTTCAGCAGATGCAGTCGCTGTTGATGTTTCTGATTTCATGACTAACGGTGCTGATAATCGTGTAGTTACTGCAACAGGAACTGATGCAATGAATGCTGAAGCTAATATGACTTTTGACGGATCTGTTTTATCTGTCACAGGAAATGTAAATGCTTCTTCTACTTTTAATGGTTCAGGTGCAGGATTAACAACTTTAAATGCTTCAAATGTGTCTTCTGGCACATTAAATAACGCAAGACTTTCCGCTGTTCCTAATTCAGCTTTAGATAATTCTTCTATCACGATTAATGGAACAACAATTGCTTTAGGTTCTTCTGGTGACATCGTTGCAGGAACAGAATGGCAAGCAGTGACATCCACCAATGTAACAGCAACTGCAAGTCAAGGTATTTTTATGAATAGTACAGGTGGTCCTAAAACAGTGACTTTACCTTCTTCTCCTACAATAGGAGACGAAGTAAGCGTTATAGACTACGCAGGAACTTCAGAAACAAACAATATTACAATCGGAAGAAATGGTTCTAATATACAAGGCTCTGCTACTGATTTTACTCTTGCAACCAACCGTGGATCAGTAACTTTTGTTTATTCAGATGGTACACAAGGTTGGTTAATTAGAGATAGAATGAGTGGTTGGGGCGGATAATGGCAAGTACTTATACAGATAGTTTAAAATTAGAATTAATGGCGACAGGTGCTAATGCGAACACCTGGGGCAATAATACAAATACAAACTTACAAACCATCGATGCTTTTGGTGCAGGTTATCTTGCTAAATCAGTAGCAGGTTCTTCTAATGTTACACTGACATCTAATAATGCTGATCCAACTGCGGAAGCCTCAAAAAAAGTTATTGAATTTACAGGCACTCTTACTGGCAACATTTACGTATTTATTCCTGCTGTAGAAAATAACTATATCTTTTTTAACAACACTTCAGGAGCCTTTACTCTTACAGTAGCTCCAACAGGTCATGCAGCAAACGGAGTAGCCATTGTTCAAGGCTCCCACACAATTCAGTATTGCACAGGCAATAAAGTTATTGATCTATTTGCAAACTCATTGGGCAATGTTAGTGCAAAGGGTGTAACATCTGTTAATGGCAGTACACAAGTGCAGGCAAACGGACAGATCGTTGCAACTTCTTTTACAGGAAATGGCTCTGGTTTAGATGGAGTTACGACTCTTGATCCAGGTACTCAAATGGTTTTTCTTCAATCTTCAGCTCCTACGGGTTGGACACAAAATACAGCTTCAACATTAGCTAATGCTACTTTAAGAGTTATCACATCTGGTAGTGCGGGTACGGGAGGAGCAGATGCTTTTGCAACAACTTTTAGTGGATCAAAATCAACTTCTGGTTCAGGCACTGCGGATGTTTCACCTTTAGGAGTCAGTGCGGCCCCTGCTGGAGCTACTACAATATCAACTCCACAACTTCCTTCGCACACTCACACATATGTAGATGGTGACCCACGAGGTTATAGACTCTATACTGGAGATTCAGATCCAGTAGAAAGAGTTAAAAATGTAAAAGTATCAAATGGCCCAGCAGGCGGAAGTGGCTCTCACTCACACTCTCTGTCGGGCTCATTATCTCTTAGTGGAACTATAAGTGCACCTTCTATTTCTTTATCTGTACCAGGAATGGACTTAAAGCACGCAAATGTTATAGTATGTAGTAAGGACGCATAATGGCTAGCACATATACAGATAGTTTAAAATTAGAACTTCAAGAAACAGGGGCAAACGCTAATACTTGGGGAAATAATACAAACACAAACTTACAAACAATTGACGCCTTTAATGCGGGATATTTATCAAAATCTGTGGCAGGCTCTGCTAACGTAACTTTAACATCTAATAATGCAGATCCCAACGCTGAAGCTTCCAATAAAGTTATCGAATTTACAGGAACACTGACAGGGAACATTTATGTTTTTATTCCAGCAGTGGAAAACAATTATATATTTTTTAATAATACTTCAGGAGCTTTTACTTTAACTATTGCCCCTACTGGACACTCCGCCAACGGAGTAGCTATTGTTCAAGGTGCACATACAATTATGTATAATAATGCCAATAATGAAATTGTAGACTTGTTTGCAAATTCTTTTGGTCAGCTTTCTGTGAAAAATCAAATTAGAATTGGAGACAATATTACATTAAATGCAAACGGTGTAGTATCAGCCACAACACTGACAGGTGATGGATCAGGTCTTACTGGAGTTGAAGAGTTTGAGTCAGGAACGGAAGCACTGTTTGTTCAAACTTCTTCTCCAACAGGTTTTACTACTAACACAAGTGCAACTCTTACTCAATGTTGTTTACAGGTAGTAAACGGATCAGGTGGAGGCACAGGTGGATCTGATACATTCAGTAGTGTTTTTGGTACAAAAACTGCAACTGCTGCAAGTGTCCCTATTAGCACGGGAAGTCTTACAGTATCTAGTAGTTATTCTATTGGAGCTACCACATTATCAACTCCACAGATAGCTGCTCACACTCATCCTGTTGTAATACCAGGAGGTTCACCAAGAGGAGGAGGTACCACTAATACGAGTTATCCCCAAGGAGTTATTTTACCGCCTCCAACAGGTAATAGTACCTCAGGTAGTGAAGGTGGTGGAGGATCTCACACACACTCTATGGGAGCTCTTTCTTTATCAGGGTCATTGAGTTCGCCCGTATCAGCTTCTCTTCCTAATATGAACTTAAAGTATGCAGATAGCATAGTGGCAACAAAGGATTAAAAATGGCAAGTACTTATTCAGATAGTTATAAATTAGAGTTGATGGACACAGGAGCAAATGCAAATACCTGGGGAAACAACACTAACACCAATTTAGAAACAATTGATGCTTTCACTGCTGGTTATATTTCGAAATCAGTTGCGGGATCTGCTAATGTTACTTTAACAACAGGAAATTCTGATCCTACTGCTGAGTCAGCAAACAAAGTTATTGAGCTTACAGGGACATTAACTGGCAATATTCACGTTTTTTTACCAGCAGTGGAAAATTATTATATTGTATATAACAACACATCAGGAGCATTTACTCTTAATGTTGCTGTAACAGGGCATGGAGCAAATAGTGTCGCCATAACTCAAGGATCACACACTATTCTTTATTCAAAAGGAAATGCTGTGACTGATTTATTTGCAAACTCATTGGGTGATTTAAGTATAAAAAATAGTTTTACAGTTGATTCAACAGTACTAACAGCATCAAACGGAAACATTAATGCTGCCGGATATTCTGGAAATGGGTCAAGTTTAACAGGTGTATCAAGTATACCTAGTGGTTCCACCGCATTATTTTTTCAAGCTTCAGCTCCTTCTGGTTGGACTCAAAACACCTCTGCTTCTATTAATACGACAGCTTTAAGAGTTGTGACAGGAGCGGGGGGTGGTACAGGAGGTTCTGATGCTTTTAGTACAGTTTTTACAGGATCAAAATCTACAGCCTCTGGCCCCATAAGTTTTTCAGATACAGCAGGTGCTAGCGTAAGTGGTTCATTAACTCTTTCATCTCATACACTAAGTACACCTGAATTAGCTTCACATCTTCATCCTAGTGGACAGCTAGCTGCTACACTTGCAAGAACTGGTGGTACTCAGATTGCGGTAAGTGTATATACAAATTCAGGCAGCACTGGTGGGGGTGGGTCTCATACGCACCCTATCTCAGGTAGTGCAGGACTAGGAGGTTCTGCTTCAGCTACAACATCGTTATCAGTACCTGCAATGAATTTAAAATTTGCAAATGTTATTGCATGTTCTAAGGATTAATTGTAGTTTATTATAAGAAATGCCAATATTCGATCCAGACGGAAAATGTCCTCTTTTAAATAAGAAATGCATTAAACACCAATGTATTTGGTATAACATGCTTCAAGGAAAACATCCACAAAGTGGTCAAAATGTTCAAGAATGGGGATGCTCTATTGCATGGCTTCCCTTACTTTTAGTTGAAAATACAGGAAAACAAGTACAAACAAATTCAGCAGTTGAATCATTTCGTAACGAAATGGTAAAAGCCAATATGGTCACTTTAGCTCTTGTTAATGAACAAGCTAAAAAAGAAAAGCAAGATCCGACAAAACAAGTAGGTAGTATATGGGGCAATATTGCTGAAAGCCAAGTAGCTTTAGAAAAAGGCGAAGATGTTACTGAAGACATTTCATTGCTTTCTAATAAAAAAGTTGGTATAAAGAAAGGAACCAAAGGTAAAAAAAATGGCAATAACAATAAACAACGTAACAGTAAATAATCAAATCACAATAATATTTGATTCTGGGGTTAATCCTAATAATCCTAATGACGGACCAAGAAATTATTCTGGAAATACAGAAGCAGATGTAATTATTGATGGTAAAGCTTATTTAAACATACAAGCTAGTGATCAAATCCCTAATAACATTCACGCTTTTCAATATAGCGTAGGTTTAGGTACAGGTGAAATAGAGTATACAAATACTGATCCAAATTTGGTAGTTAACGGTCAAAGCGAAATACCTTCTTGGGTAAATACAATGATTACAAGATGGAATGGGGAAAAAACTTATGAGGAAACTTATAGTACAACTTATGATAATCTTGTAGCTAACTTAGATGCTAGTTCAGAAACATATGATTCTGATTTAGCAAATGCACACACATCAGCTCAAACATCAGCAACCACAGCAAAAAATAATATTTTAGGTGCTTAATCTTAAAAAAGAAGTTATCTCCTATCTACTATTTATGAAAGGAGGCATGAAAAAAGAATTAGTTAATTTAGCTAACTCTACAATTTATGAAGATACTTCCTTATTTACAACAGGGGAAATAAGTTCAGGATTAAATCGTGATATACGGTCTGTTCAAGTTGCGAGTTTTGAAGAAGATTCAATCGGACAATCTGTTTCAAAAAGAATTCTTTTTAATGAATTAAAAAAATTCACTGAAACATTAAATAATCTTTATAAAGAAAATGTATCTGAATGGTATTTTTCTAAAAAAAATTACTTTCAATTTTTACGTTATGAAGCAAGCACTCAAGGCAAGTATGAATATCATTCAGATCATTCTGGAGAGTATCCAAGAACTTTAACAGTACTCATAGGCATGAATAGTTCTAATGAATATGAGGGAGGTGAGTTGTTTGTTCAAAATGAAGAAAAAGGAGTTAAACTTGATTTAGGAGATGTGATTGCTTTTCCTTCTAACTTTATGTATCCCCATAAAGTAGCAAAAGTTACTTCAGGAGAAAGGAAGGTATTAGTTATATGGACCATGTAGAGTACTTTAAACAACATAAATATGTTCATGTTTCACAAATAGTTCCTATTGAGTTATGTAATTTCTTGTATAACTATTTTGTTTTAAAATCATGCACTAATAGAGATTTTAGCGACGGTCAGGAAAGCACTGGGGGCTATTTAAAATATTGCTATGCAGACTTGAGCACAGAAACATTATCTAGTTTTATGACTGAAAAACTCTCAACTATTGTTAGTAAAAATTTATGTCCAACTTACTCTTATGCAAGAATGTATACCAAAGGAGAAATATTAAAACCACACTCAGATAGACCTTCGTGTCAGTATTCTGTAACAATAAATTTTGGAGGGGATCCTTGGAGTATATATTTTGGTGAGTACAATAAAGACAAAAATTTAGATAATGGATATTCTCTTATTAATGAAATAACTATGAAACCAGGTGACGGTGTTGTATATATGGGAGAAGAGTTAGTACATTGGAGAAACAAATTTGAGGGCGATCATTGTGCACAAGCCTTTTTGCATTATATTGATATGGATGGTCCACACTATCCAGAATACGCTTATGATAAAAGAAAAAATATAGGTTACGAAAAAAAAGCATAAATGTTAGAGATATTTGATAACAAGATACCTGATATTGATAAAATATATAAAGAATTAACAAGACTTCCTTACTATTATGGTGAAAGAGATGCTGCGGAATATGCTCCTACAGGTATGGTATCACCCTTAGCTAATGACACTATTACTTATAATTCTATACTTGATTTTTTACCTAGATGTGAACCTTTAAAAGATAGAACTATAATAAGAGCTTATGTAAATTTATTTGCTCCTAGAGAAAATGCTAATTTTCATATTGATGGAGAAAAAGGTATGACCTTATTATATTATGCTAATCTAGACTTTGATTTTAATGAAGGTGGTGAAACAAAGTTTTTATCAAATAATAACACTATTATGTCTATACTGCCTGTACCGGGTAGAATTGTTGTTTTCCCAGCGGAGTTTAAACACACAGCATCTCCTTTTAAAAATAATCACAGGTTTACTGTAGCTTTTAAATTTAATTAATGATCAAACCAGAAGAATTAAAAAATAAGAATTTTAAGATATTTTTAGGAATGCCAATGTATGGTGGAATGTTGACTGAGAATACCATGCACGGATTATTACAATTACAACAATGGTCCATGGCTCGTGGTGTAGGATTAAGAATGCAATCAATGGGTAATGAAAGTTTAATTACTCGTGCTCGTAATACTGTAGTTTCAATGATGATGGATGCTAAAGATTATGTAGCGACTCACTTATTATTTATTGATTCTGATATTGGCTTTCAGGCTGAAAATATACAACGCATGCTTTGTTTTGATAAAGATGTGGTATGTGGTATTTACCCAAGAAAACATATTCACTTCGAAAAAATACCTCAAATATTAAAAGATAATCCTAACGCAACCCCTGAAGAATTAGAAGTTAAAACACTAGGCTATAATTTAAATTTTGATGATCCCATGAATGTTAAAGTAGAAAATGGTTTTTGTAAGGTACAAGAAGCTGCTACGGGAATGATGCTCGTCAAAAGAGAAGTTTTTAGTACGATGATGAAGAAATTTCCAGAGCGTAAATATGAATCTGATCAAATTATTAATGGTAACTCTTTTAAATCTGACAACTGCTATGACTTATTCTGTGCAGGTATCTACGAAACAAGTCCAGGAAAAAAAAGATATCTGTCAGAGGACTATTACTTTTCTCGATTATGGCTAGAATGTGGTGGAGATATATGGGCAGACATATCAATGCCTTTAACTCACTTTGGGAATAGAGCCTTTAAAGGTCATGTTGGCTCTTTATTTTCTAAAAAAGATGAATAGAGCAACTACTTTATTTAATTTTCTTCCTTTTTGTCAAAACATTTATGACTTAGCTAAACAATTAAAATTTTATAATCGCAAAGATTTTGAACAAACAGATAATGCTAGTGGAGACTGGCCTGGTTTAAGGACTGACGAATTGAGAACAAGTGCACCTTTTTTGTATCTACATATTGCTACTTTGTTAGAACAGTCAAGATTAATTAATTTAAACGATTATGAGAACATATGCATGTATTGTCATTTACGGCTTTTAGAAGACAAAGATAATGATTGGGCACACTATGATGCTTCTGACACAGCTATTATTTATCTGTCAAAAACAAACTTTAGTTCTGGTACAGATTTTTACGATGCTGAAGATAAAATCATTGCTTCAACTAAATTTATCCAAGGAACCTGTGTCTTTTTTGAACAGGGCCTCAAACATGCTTCAGTCGGTAATCACGGTACTTCTATTGATGACGGTAGGATGACTATTAATGTTTTTATGATGAAAAAGAAGTAGTTTTGTAGTAAATTACTTCCATGCCACTGACTAATTTTACAATAAAACCAGGCATTAATAAAGAAGTCACAGATTATACGGGTCAAGGACAATGGGTTGACTC